ATCACAACCTTTGATTGCTAGGAATGATTATATTGAAAATAGGTCTACTTATAGAATTTTAAGAAGAAGATTAAGATATAGAAATCCTTATAGAAAAAGAAGATTAAATTTAAGAAGAAGAAAATCTTCTAAATTAATTTTAAATAAGGGGTTAAGACCTGGAAGAGGTAAACTTTAATGAGATTTAAAATGTTTATGTTGGTATTATTTATGTCAGTTATAATACCACAAGATAGTACTAATGTTGTTTGTGATGGTATATGTTTACCTGAAGCTGATATGATAGAATTAGCGAAAAAAATTGAGAAATTAGAATCTGATATATCTATATATAAACAAATTATGATACAAGATTCTATTACAATTTCACAACAAGATTCTTTAATTTTTGTATTGAATCAGAAGTATGATTTATGTGAAAAAAGGTTAGAAGAAGTAGAACCGGGATTTTTTGATAATAAATATCTTTGGTTTTTATTTGGTATTTTAGGTAATCATGGAATTAGTAATATTAAATAGGAGAACACAATGAAAATAACAGAAAAAAGGTTAAGAGAAATTGTTAAAGCTGTGATAAAAGAAGAAAAAACAGCTTATCAAAAATTCTTTGATAAAGCTTTAGAAAAATTTGGTGTTAGTTCACCAGACGGATTCAAAGATGAAGCTAAGAAAAAAGAGTTTTTTGATTATGTAGATAAACACTGGGAAGGTGAAAACGAAACTGATTAATAATGACCGATATTAAACAAATAATAAAACAAGAGTATGTAAAATGTGCTAATGATCCAGTGCATTTTATGAGAAAGTACTGCGTAATTCAACACCCGATTCGCGGAAAGATATCATTTGATTTATATCCATTCCAAGAAAAAACTTTAAATAGTTTAAAAGATAATGACCACAATATAATATTGAAATCTCGTCAGTTGGGTATTTCAACATTAATGGCGGGTTATGGTTTATGGTTGATGACATTTCATTCAGATAAAAATATTCTTGTTGTAGCTATTAAACAAGAGGTAGCTAAAAACCTTGTAACAAAGGTGAGAGTAATGCATTCTAATTTACCAAGTTGGTTAAGACATAAATGTATTGAAGATAATAAGTTAAGTCTTAAATATTCAAATGGTTCTCAGATAAAAGCTGTATCTGCAACTGATGATGCTGGTCGTTCAGAAGCTCTATCATTGTTGATTATTGATGAGGCAGCCTTTATTACAAATATTAATGAGATATGGACAGCAGCTCAATCTACTCTATCTACTGGTGGTAGTAGTGTTATTCTTTCTACACCTAATGGTGTTGGTAATTTCTTTCACAAAACTTGGATAGATGCAGAAGATGGTAATAATAGTTTTAATTTTATTAATTTACCATGGAACTTACATCCTGAAAGAGATCAAAGTTGGAGAGACCAACAAGATGAGTTGTTAGGACCATCAATGGCAGCTCAAGAGTGTGATTGTGATTTTATAACTTCTGGTCAAAATGTTGTAGATGGTAAAATATTACAATGGTATACAGAAACTTTTGTTCAAGAACCTATTGAAAAAAGAGGTCTTGATAATAATTTATGGATATGGGAACATCCCAATTATTCAAAATCATATGTAGTAAGTGCTGATGTAGGTAGGGGTGATGGACAAGATTATTCAGCATTTCATGTATGGGATGTAAAAGAATTAAGACAAGTAGCAGAATATAAGGGAAAATTGTCAACTAAAGAGTTTGGAAATTTATTAGTTAATACTGCTACTGAATACAATGACGCATTATTAATTGTTGAGAACAATAATGTGGGTTGGGCAACTATACAACAATGTATAGATAGAGATTATAAAAATTTATTCTACTCAAGTAGAGATTTAAAGTATATTGATGTTTCAAATCAGATGACCAATAAATATAGAAACGAAGATAAACAAATGGTTGCTGGTTTCTCAACAACTTTAAAAACAAGACCTTTGATTGTTGATAAAATGGATGAGTATTTTAGATCAAAAGATGTAACAGTAAGGTCAAAAAGATTAATAGATGAATTGTTCACCTTTATATATGATAATGGAAAAGCTCAAGCTATGCAAGGAGCGCATGATGATTTAGTTATGTCATTGTGTATTGGTTTATGGGTAAGGGATACTGCTTTGAGATTAAATACCGAAAGATTGGATAGACAAAAGGGTATGATGGGTAGTATTGGAACAAGTGAAATATTATATTCATCGGATGACGCAGAAAATGATACTTGGAAATGGTCACCTGATGGGAAAAATGAAGAAAATTTAAACTGGTTATTAGATAAATAAATAAGTGAGGTAAAGTATGGCAGATAAGTCATTTTTTGGAAGATTAAGAAGATTGTTTTCTACAAATGTAATTGTAAGAAATGTTGGTGGAAGACAATTGAAGATAGCAGATACAGATCAAAGACAAGCGTTTAGAAATGTAGCTACTAATTTCATGCACGATAGGTATAATAGATTACACACATCTCAATTACCACCACATTCAGGTTATAGTGCAAAAGATGTCTTTCATGCACAACGAAGAGCGTTGTTTGAAGATTATGAAGGTATGGATGCTGATTCAATCATAGCATCAGCTCTTGATGTATACGCTGATGAGTGTACTATGAAGAATGAATTTGGTGATATTATTACAATCAATTGTAATGATGAAAATATTAATAAAATATTACATAATTTATTTTATGATGTATTAAATATAGAATTTAATCTTTGGCCATGGATAAGGAATTTAGTTAAGTATGGTGATTTCTTTTTGAAGTTGGATATAGCTGAAAAATATGGGATTACAAATGTAATGCCTTTACCTGTTTATGAAGTAGAAAGGATGGAAGGTTGGGATCCATCTAATCCATATGATGTTAAATTTTCTATGGAAGGTGCATCAACACAAGTTGTTGGTGGGCAAGCTCAGATGGAATTAGAGAATCACGAAGTAGCTCATTTTAGATTATTATCAGATTCTAATTTTATTCCATATGGTAAATCAATGGTAGAGGGTGCTCGTAAAGTTTGGAAACAATTAACTCTTATGGAAGATGCTGTTTTAATTCACAGAATTATGAGAGCACCATCAAAAAGAATATTTAAATTAGATATCGGAAACATTCCACCAAATGAGGTTGATAATTATATGCAACAAGTTATCAATAAGATGAAAAAAACACCATATCAAGATTCTGCTACAGGTGATTATAATTTAAGATATAATGTTCAGAATATAACAGAAGATTTCTTTTTACCTGTTCGTGGATCTGATAGTGGAACATCAATTGATGAATTACAAGGTGGTCAATGGGAATCCATTGATGATGTTGAATATTTAAGAAATAGAATGTTAGCTGCTCTTAAAATACCAAAAGCATTTTTAGGGTATGAAGAAAATGTAAATGCTAAAGCTACATTAGCAGCTGAAGATGTTAGATTTGCAAGAACGATTGAAAGAATACAACGAATAGTAGTATCAGAATTAACTAAAATGGCTATAGTTCATTTATATTCACAAGGATATAAAGATGCTGATTTAGTTAATTTTAGTTTATCACTTACAAATCCATCAACAATATATGAACAAGAAAAAATAGAATTATGGTCTAATAAAATGTCATTAGCTAGTTCTATGATTCAAGATAATCTTATGTCAACTGAATGGATTTATGAAAATGTGTTTGATTTAGATGATGAACAAAAAGATAATTTAAGAAAACAAATTGTTGAAGATCAAAAGAGAATGTTTAGATATGAACAAATTAAAATGGAAGGTAATGACCCAGTTAAAACAAATCAGTCATTTGGAACACCACACGATTTAGCAGCTTTACAAATGCAAGGTCAAGAAGAAGAAGGTGGTGGTGGTGAACCCGAAGGTGAGGCTGGTGCTCCTGAAGAAGGATTTCCTGGAGCTGGTAGACCTGATGAAGGACCTAAATATGGTAAAGATAGAAGTGCTAGAGGGAGAGATCCATTAGGTAGAAATGATATGAAAAAATTTGATAAAGTAGGAACACCGATGTCTATGGAAAGTATTAAGAATATTGTAAAAGGTGTTCCAGTTAAAACAAAATCAAAGTCGGTAATTTCAGAAACTTTTAATAAAAACACAAAGTCTAACGAGTTGAAAAATAGTGAGAATCAAGATAAAGAAACTTTCTTAGATGAAGATAAATTGTTAGACGTAAAGGAATAAAACATTTGATATATTATTTAAAATACTTATATTTATATATGAATAATAGTATCATTAATTGGAGATATTAAATATGAAAAATATTAAGCACAATAAGATAAAAAACACAGGTATCTTATTTGAATTGTTACTACGACAAATAACGGCTGATATATTAAACGATAACAAAAATGCATTTGCCGCAAAACTTGTGAAAAAATATTTTTCATCTAGTAAACCATTAGGGAAAGAGATACAGTTGTATAATATGGTTTTAAATGAATCATTTACATCAGAAGCACAAGCAAATAGGTTTCTTGATGAGGTTTTAAAATCCAGAACAAAGATTTCTAATGCTTCACTTAGAAGAGAAAAATATAATTTAATAAAAGAGATTAGAGAAAAATATCCTACTGAAGATTTCTTTAGATCTCAAATCAATAATTACAAAGTAAGAGCTTCTATCTATGGATTATTTTTAACAGAATCATCTAAAGATGATTTTTATCCAACAGATATAGTTAGACATAGAAATACACTTGTAGAGCATATATTAAAAGATAGAACAAAGCAGAGAAAAATACAAGAACAAAAATCAAAAGAAATCGCAGCATATGAGAAAAAAGATAAAGATTTAAGACTTTTATCATATAAGATTCTTGTAGATAACTTCAATTCACGATACAAAAATTTAAATACAATTCAGAAAAAATTACTTAAAGAATATATAAATAATATCTCCAATACAAATTCTTTAAGAGAGTTTTTGAACGAAGAAGCAAGTAAAGTGAAGAAAATTTTAAAAGCCTTAATTCCTACAATTAATGATAAAGTTTCTAAAATTAAAGTTAATGAAGCTTATAAACAAGTTAATGCATTAGTTGGTACAAAGAATAAAGGTGTTAAAGATAAGAATGTTTTAACACTAATGAGATATTATGAATTAGTTAAAGAGTTAAGACATGTAACTAAAAAAATTAAAAAGAAAGTAATCTAATGAATTGGGAATCATTAAATAAAATTATTGATGAAGAACTTCAATTTGAAGATGAAATCGAAGAAGCAACAACTTCTTCTGCAGTAGCAGCTTATTCTACACCAATGGCTTTTTCAAGTAAAAGAAAAGTTGATGATGAAAAAGAAGAAGAAAATTCTACAAACAGTACAGGATACAAAATTGTGGAGAATACAATGGGTAGAGTAACAGTTAAAGAAATTAAAGTTTGGATGAAAACTCTTGAAGAGAATAGATATAAAAAACTTGTTAATGCTGATTGTCGTAGAGTAGCTTGGTTTGTTAATAATAATATGTCAGAAGATTATGAATCAATGCCAACTACTTTAAGAAAAAAATGGGTGAAAGCATCTTATGGTAAAGAAAGATATTTAGCAAAAGAATTTATTAAATCTAAAAAACAACAGATGAAAGAAGAGTTAAAATTAAAAAATATTATAAAAAAATACATTAAAGAAGAGTTAAGGAGTAATAACAATGGCTAAGAATAAAAACTTGATAGTAGATTATTTACCTTTTGAAATATCAAGAGAAGCAATCAACGAATCTATATCAGAAAATGATGGTAGGTTGATTGTAAAGGGTGTTCTACAAAGAGCAAATGCTAAAAATCAAAATGGTAGAATATATCCAAAAGATACTTTACATAGAGAAGCTAAAAAATATTCTCAAGTTCAAGTTAAAGAAAGAAGAGCTCTTGGTGAGTTAGACCATCCTGATTCTTCTGTTGTTAATTTGAATAATGTATCTCATAATGTTATTAGTATGGATTGGGAAGGTGATGATTTAATTGGTAAAGTTGAAGTATTATCTACACCAAGTGGAAACATACTAAAAGAATTGTTTAAATCTGGAATTAAACTTGGAATATCATCAAGAGGTTTAGGTTCAGTTGAAGAATTGGGTGAAGGTGATGATGGAGCACCAACTGTTAAAGTTCAACCTGATTTTGAATTGATTGCATTTGATTTTGTATCAAACCCATCTACACATGGTGCTTTTTTACATCCAGTTAATGAAGGTGTTACTCATAATAATAATACTAAACAAAATAAATACAGTAAACTACAAAATATAGTTACTGATATTTTAAGTGGAGAATAAGAATGCAAAAAGATGTATGGTTTAATGGTAAATGGAATAACCTATCAGGTTCATTAGCTGAATTTAAAGTAGCTTATAAAAATTTATGTGGAACAGACTACACAAGAGATGCATCAGATCAAGGAACATTTGGTGGGTATTATGAAGCAAGTGCTCTTTATGATGGAAAAGCTGAGGGTCAAACAGGTCCTCCTACTGGTTCTTTTTGGAGTGATTAATGAAAAAATTAACTGAATCTGAAAAGAGGAAGATTGTAAAGGAATTTGGAACTGCACCAGATATTAATGTAGGTGGTAATTATTGGGTTAAACCTGAAAGACCAAAAGATAAAAATCAGGGAGTTTATTTACAAAAGTTTTCAACATCAGAAGCTAGAAATATTATTGATGGAGCTATGAAAAATTGGGTAAAAGATTTAAGAAAAGTTCAACATAGAGTAATAAAAGATTGGATGACAGCTGCTAAAAGTGGTCAAATTGATTTTTTTGATATTATAAGGGGATTAAAAACAGGTAATGCGAGAAGATCACACCCATATGAATCAGATTTTTTAGTTAGTATGTTGACAAGAGATAAAATTATTGATAGATTTAGAAGTTACTTTAAAGGGAAAAAGGGAAAAGAAAGTAGAACCAAATAGGTGAGGATAATGTATGGCAACGAACAAAGAAATTTTAGAAGCATTAGAGAGAATAGAAGATTCTTTACCAAATGGAGATTTGGATATATGTAGAGCTCATTTAGAAGAACTACAAAAAGGCTCTGAAAAGTTAGCTGATACATTATATAAAATAAATAATTTAATAACTGATCCTGAAGATGGGTTGGTAGTAAGAATAAACAAGAATACATATTGGAGAAGACAAATAGACCCACAAGAGGTTACTGATTTAAAACAATTTAAAACAGCAGTAACAAAAGCTATGTGGATTATCTTCCCAACATTATTATCAATGATAGCATATGCTGTTGTTGGAATGATACAATAGGAGAATAAGGATGTCAAAACTAAAATTAAAAAAATTAGTTGAAAGTTTTCAAGAAGAACAAGAATTTGATACAGAAGGATTTTTAGAAAGTGTAAAAAATTATTCTTCTTATGGTAAAGCTATTTATAGAGAACACGATTTAGCTGAATTAGCAAATACATTATCAGAGATAGCTAAGAATGCAAATGTTCATGCAGTTAAAGAAACTGAAGATAGTTTTGATAAAATTACTGTTAGTCGTAACATGAAAGAATTAAAATCTTATTCAGACCAATTTCATAAAGTTGCAAAAGAAGCACATACATTACAACAAAGAATGGAAGGTCTTTATGAAGATATGGGAAAAGTTTTAGGTAGGTATTATGAAATCAATGAGTTAGATGAAGGTGGTAAGGGTAGTGGAAGAAAAGCAAAACCGGGTGGAGCTAAAGACATAGAAAATAGAATGAGTGCCGCTGTGGATGATGCTAATGCTAGATTAGATGCTGCTGAAAAGGCTGCAAAAAAAAAGTAAAATCTGAAAATGATGATAGTGAATACGAGGAAAATACTTGAGGATAATACTTATTGTTAGTTAACAATTTAATAATGGAGGTTATATGAAATATAACAAACAAGGTTACAGAAAAAAGGGTTATAAAAAAAGACCAAAGAAAAAACAAATGCAAGGATTGTGTGTTGAGGTATATAATAATAACATAGAAGGTGCACTTAAAATATTTAAAAAGAAAGTTAAAGAAAGTAAGTTACTCTATGACTTGAAAGAAAAACAATACTACAAAAAACCATCAGAAAAACGTAGAGAGAAAAGAGCAATCGCTAGAGCTCGTTATAGAGTTAGACCAGAAAGTCAGAAAAAATATTAAAAATATGACATTTTTTCATATGTAGTTTATATTTATATATGTAAATGAATACACTATCAGTTATTTCAACTATCATATAGTGTAACCGAATATTAATAATTCTATTAAAGTTCCTAATAACTTTATTCCAATAGTCAAATAATAATAGGAGAAATCTAATGGATGATCTTTTAAAAAACGCTATAGCAGATGCTAAAGCAGTTCGTGAAACAGCTTTAGTGAATGCAAAATTAGCATTAGAAGAAGCTTTTACTCCAAAGATTCAGTCAATGCTTTCAAAGAAAATTCAATCTGAAACAGAAGGTGAAGCCGAAGAAGGTGAAGAAATACCTGCTGAGGAAGATGAAGAAGCTGAAGAAGAGTATGCTGAAGAAGAAGAAGTTCCTTCTGAAGAAGAAGACGAAGTTCCATCTGAAGAACCAGAAGCAGAAGACGGTGGTGATGAAAAAGACGTTGCTGTTGATGTAGGTGATGATGATGATGACGATGACGATGACGAAGAGTCAGAAGAAATGATGTCTGCTGATGAAGAAGAAGCTGAAGAAGGTGAGTATGAGGAAGATCTAGACCTTGAAGCAATCATAAGAGAGCTTGAAGGTGAAGAAACAGAGGAAGGTGAAGACGAAGTTGAAGAAGAAGAAGACGAAATTGAAGAAAACAATGACGCATCTTCAGATATCGGAAACGGCGACAACAAACAACCATCTAGTGCTTCATCAGATGATAATACAGATGACCCACAAGGTACTGGTGTAATACAGAAACCTATGGAAGAAGATTTAGACATCGAATTATCTGAAGAAGAAGAAGCTGAAGAAGGTGAAGAAGTTGATGAAAACATCGACCTTGAAGAAATTCTTAAATCTCTTTCTGAAGAAGAAGAAACCGAAGAAGAAGAGGAAGTAGCTGAAGTTACTCAACTTAAATCTGATTTAGGTGAACACAGAAAAGTGATTAAGTTTCTAAGATCTAAACTTAATGAAGTTAATCTTTTAAATGCTAAGTTGTTATTCACAAATAAG